AACCTGAGGAACCAGAAGTGCCAGAGGAACCAGACGTACCTGAACTACCAGAGGAACCAGAAGTGCCAGAGGAGCCCGAGGAACCAGAAGTGCCAGAGGAACCAGAAGTGCCAGAGGAACCAGACGTGCCAGAGGAGCCCGAGGAACCAGAAGTGCCAGAGGAACCAGAGGAACCCGAGGAACCAGAAGTGCCAGAGGAACCTGAGGAACCAGAAGTGCCAGAGGAACCAGAAGTACCTGAACTACCAGAGGAACCAGAAGTGCCAGAGGAACCAGACGTACCAGAGGAGCCAGAAGTGCCTGAGGAACCCGAGGAACCAGACGTACCAGAGGAGCCAGAGGAACCAGACGTACCTGAACTACCAGCGGTGCCTGAACTTCCTGAGCCACCAGAGGTGCCAGAAGTGCCAGAAGTACCAGAACTCCCACCTCCTGTTATAAACCCTGCCCCAGTTATCGCATCATAAATATGCCCTGTTGTTAATTCAAATGGATCAGTAAAAGAAGAAGCTCCTCCGGGAGTGATAGCGCGCACACTAATCTGATAATTAGTGTCATCGTAAACATCCAACAAAAGGCGCGGCTCATATTCTGTAACAAGAAAACCAGAAATATTCTTAGCCACCAAGTGTCCTGTCCCACCTGTAATTAGTTGCCCATAATAAGGATCATAACCCGCTTCTCCTGCTGAACCAGCAGTAGAATTCGGTTTCCCTCCACTTCGGTGAGGAGAGTAAGTCCCTGAATAAACAGAGCCTTCTAATTGCCCCCCCGATGGAAACGGCAGCGGATTATCAGTATCGTACCCCGTAATCCCGAAATAAATTGTATTTGATTCAGTAAAACCTGAAGCAATGGCCACCTCTTGTATTGATTGTTGCTCTCTAGGCTGAAACCCGGGAGGTAACGACTCTAAATAATCAATAAATAAAGTATGCTCTCTCCATTTGATACCTGTACCGGTTGAAAAATCTGAGCCGGGATCAACTTCAGTATAAGACTCAAAAATAGGCACCCCATCTCGTCCACTATAAACAGGATCAAGCAAACTAGGATTTAAAGTAATAAAACGCTGATCCAATCGCCCCGTACCTGTTCCATGTACTAAGTTAGAAACCCCCTGTATAGAAGGGGGTATTATTGAAAGCGTTTGAGCGCGATTAATGAACTTTCCGCTTTCTTCAACTTTAACTTCATAGTTAGACGCTCCCCCAAGCTCTCGGTTCCACTTTAACATCAACTGAGGGCGTGTTATTTTATCAAAAGCTGTTTGAGAGACGGCCAACTTACCTGTCATCCCCGAGGGAACTTGAGAATAAGCTAAAGGATCAATATTAAAAGGCTTAATAGATGACGGGAACAAAAAACCACTACCGGCGCCAAAATTATCAAACGGCACTAATTTATAAAAAAGACCAGAACTAACAATAGGAGGGTTAATTTGATAATTATTTTTATCGCTTGCAGGCAGGAACGACTTATAATCATATAACGCTGCTCCAGACCCAGTTACCGTCAGATCAAAGCCCGATATATGAGAAGCATAAAATCCAATTCCAACCAAACCAGTGCTTTTTGTAATAGAAGGGGTAAAATTGAGCGTTGTGCCCATATCAACACTTACCCCCGTTATCCGAGGTTCTGGGCTTGTTAAATAATACTCTCCCGTATGTTGCCTCCCATAATAATCATTTGAAACAACCTTCAGTCTCATTTTGCGAGGGTCTTTCCCCACTCCATGCGCTGTAGTAAAAGCAGGGTCCCCTTTAACTGAATTAAAAATATTAACCAAATGGCTCGTATCTAATTCAATATAATTACTACGATATCCCGTAACGACATCCTTAACCAGCAAACCTGTTTCGTCTAATATGGAAATATCAAAACCCTTAAACTGCCGGGAAGATAGCATTTCGCTTTTGCTCCACGCTTTTTCTGTAACAGGGTTTATCAAACTCCACCCTACCGTAGGGGATTTAGAGAAAAATTGACCGCTAGCAGTTCTGGCAAAATAAGAAATACCTGAATTCCCTGAAAAAGGAACCAAAGAAGGGTCCCAAGCAAAAGGCTCCTGAAAAGGAACGTCGCTCGGCTCGTTAGCTAAGTAAAAACCAGAAACTTGCAAAGCCCTTCCAATATCTGGAAAAACAGCATCGTTTTGAAAATTAATAAATTTAGGCATTTTTATTGTTGCGCTCTCACGGCGTAGGGATTTGCTTGATAGTGGAACTCTCCTCCACTCCCTTGTTATAATCTTGCAGCTTAATGACAAGCTGTAGCTGTACTGTGCCCTCAGGGACTGATATCCGTATTTTCCTATATCGACTGAGTTCTTCAGCCGTGAATGGAGTTTCCACTCCGTTAATTGTGCGTGATATTGATAAAGATTGATTTGGTTGACGCCCAGCAAGGGAATAACCAGAGGTCTGTTGATAGATTACACCATCTCTATTAACCCAAAACGTCCAAAACGCATCGCCCTCCACAAACTCTCCCGAGGAACTTTGGGAGATAATTATACTTCCGCTCCTAGGTGCTTTTGGTTCTTTCCTGCCTAGACTATCCCATGTCTTTTGATTGTTTTTTTGCAGCTGTTGCAGTAGGCCCACTAAAGTGGCGCTTAGATCCAGTAACAACCTAACCTTCTTAATTGATTCTTCATATTCTCCTTCATTAACAGACGCTCCGCTATCGGACTCCGGCGTTTTATTTCCTATAGGAACAGGATCGCCTTGAGTCACATCATATTGTGTTGGGTCAATCAACGCATCCCAGTCTATCGCGCCTGCAAGTGGGCCGGTTGGAACCGAAGACGGTGCAGACTGCTGGGTCGGCGCTAAGTCACGAGATTCATCAACCGCCCCAAACTTAGAGCTTTCATACATCATTGCTGTTACCGAATACTCTCCCGCAGTTTCTTCTGTGATACTTATTATCCTATAACTCACCTCTGTAATATTAACTTCTGTCGAAGTGTTTTGCATCGACCATATTGTACCAACTGCAACTTTACCAAAACCCTCAGCCTCTTCTACCGTAATGAGATTGTTTTGAGCTCCCCCTGAACTGGCATCGCTTCCACTAACAGCCGCTATAGTAAATTGTTGAATTTGAGTTTCTCTTGTTTCGTCTATCTTTTCTTGGGGGATGCCAGAAAAGTTATCTACTGCTATTTGTGTGCTTGCCTCTGCGTTTAAATCATCAACTGATCTTGACTTGGCTGGTACTATTAAAGTAATTTTTTGACCAACGACATCTTCATAAACGCCTTTATCTAACGTTAACTGATAAGAGCTTTGGCTTATATCCTTGATACGCCCCCCATATCTTTTTGTATTCTTTAGACTATCTTGAACTTTAATAACATCTCCGGGCCGTAAGTAGGTGCTTTCAATGCCCGCTTTAAACTGAATTAAATCCGTTTCTAGTTGATTAGTAAACAAAAACCATTTTCCTAGTCGATAAGCTTGAGACCGAGAAGTGGTACCTAATCCCACAATTTTTTTCTCCAGATATCCATACTTACGAATAGAGCTAGCGTCCTCAACATACTCGACTTTTGGCTTGTAGCTATCGCTCGCATCATTATATCTAATTAAAACAGAAGTAAAACGAGTAGATTTTGAACTTCCCGTATATGTAAAAACCCCATCTCTAACATTAGAGTTATTAAAAAGCATAACCGGCTCCCTGAACTGATCGTTAGATATAAACACAAAACCACTATTCCAATAAACCATGCCCCGAAAAACAGCAGCTAAATCATTCAATAAATTCATAGCATCTTGCTGCCTATCTAAATAAATATTTGTAGAAAAACGAGGCTCCAATACAGGAGGGTGACCAGCAATCTCCTGCGTAACAATACCCGTTCTAGACGTAGGTCCTATAGAAAAACCGCCCGTATAATCCTGCACTATGTCGCTATTACTATTATTAGCAATCTCTCTATTCAAGTACCGAAAAATCCACTGCTCCGCCGTTAGCTTGTCGTCACCAGCTAACTCATTAACCTCCTCGTACCATAAACCTCGTAGGCCTTCATAAGTCTCAAATACATATTCTGGATTAATAATCTTATGAATAGAAAAACTGAATATCTTAGTGCTTTCGTCATAAGAACTGTTTCCCAGACGTCTATGATAACCTTGATCAATAGCCACCCCATCTTTATCTTTCAGCTTATAAAGAGACACTATTGCTCCCTCAGGAAAACGAGCCTTCATACCTGCAGATTTTAAAATACCACCTGTATCGGTAATAGAAACGAGAGAGCCACCAGCATCAATAGAAAAGCTTAGAGGCGTGTTAGAGGGGCGATAGCCAGTTTCCACTAGCTCGTCACAATATTTAGCGATAGAATATAAATTCCACTTATCTACAATATTTTCTCCAAAACCAAACTTTTTCAATCCATATCTCCGACTTGTCATCATATCGTAAAATACCCACGCAGGATTATCACTCCACTGTTTGTACGCCGCCCATTGGCCCGTCCAATTGCCAGAGTACTCTCTATTTTCGCTATCATAATTAGCGGGTATTTTAATCTTAAGCAATTTCATGTTATAAGTTCGTTTTGGAACCCTTACAAAAGAACGAGCATCAATCAGGGTAGCCATAACGGCCGAGTGAGGGAAGGTAAGCGGATCTTCAATAATCTCTGTTATGGTTGCTACCCCCCCTGATCGCTGTACAGCGCCTATGGCTTTAATTTCTGGCGAAGGCTCCTCGCTTGCCAGACAAACAGAAATTCTACGATCCTTAGTAGATGGTACCGGCAATGGAAAAGTATAAGACCTCTGATATGAAGAAGTAGATAATCCAGAAATAGGTGCCATTGCATAAAAAGTATCACCACCCTCTCCTATCATTTTATCGCTTTGTTCATACCCCACCTTGATAAGAAAAATAATAGTATTATTCATTGGCCCAGTGCCATAGCTGCCATCGCCCGAGTTTGCCCACCTAAGAGAAAGAGCGTCCACCTTCAAAGAAACTTCAATATCAGTTACATTATCATTAGTAATTGCATGGTGAAAAACAACTGGCTGCTCCTTAAAGACCTTCCGTATACGAGTTACTATATCCCTTTCTATATCCTTTGTATCGCCTGTATAAATAGCAACATCATTAGCACCCTCTCCAGTTGTCACCGGTTGGTTTGCTAGGGTACTGCCATCTTCATTTTTTGCACTTTTATCTTTGTGCACATGGATGTCATATGCGTTGTCCCATACGGGGGCCTCTGCGGATACGGCTCCCGTCACCACCCCGGTACCCGCACTGGCCTCCACCGGCGCGATCCCGACAGTCTTTAAACTAGTATTTGATTTTGGTAAAAACGGCACGGTTAACCCAGAAACATCATCTTTAATGAACACAAAAGCCACTGCCTGCGTCGCATTCAGCCCCGGCAAGGTTAACCCGATAGAGAAAGTTTGTGAAGATCTTAAAAAAGAAAGAGATTTTTGTTTATGATCCTGTAGTAGCCCTTGATACAAAATTCCATACTTGATTTCAGAATGGATCCTCTGGTAATTAATAGTTCCCCCGTATGTATTAATCACAGGAATATCATTAAGATATACTCCTTTCAACATATTTTCGTTTGACGGCGCGTCGCCTTCTATAATAGGTATCAAATTACCGCTTGAGTCGCATAGACCCGCTATTGGCCCTTCTGAAATCAAGTCAATGGTTTTATAAATCCCAACAGATTCAAGCTTAGAGGTCTTCCCTGCTCGGGCATTCGGCTTTCCAACAGTCTCCGCATTAATAAAAGGACAAACCTCTTTAGTCGTTAGCTTTTCCAGCCTACTTTTGATAACGTCATTATTCAGACGCCTATTGGCCTGATTTCCGACAGTAATGACCCCTTCTAAAGAACGAGGGGGTGCATAATAAGAGTTCGACCTCAAAGGGGTTACGCCTTGTACCGCTGCAGCCTCTTCCAGATTTACATCCGCTTGATTCTGCTCAACAGCTGTCGCGTTTTCCGTTTCGGTCCCGGAAACACTACCAGTGTCAATCCCGCCGCCATTGGTCGATTTGCCTGCAGGCAACTCTGTGGTTACACCATTCTCCGGCTCTATCATCATAATATACCAACCTCCCCATTTGTAGCGTAATATTCACTCATATTCTACCCGACCCTCCCCCCATTCCTTGAGAAGCGGCCAAAGGAGACCTCCTAACAATCGTTTCCCCAAATACGCCCATCTTATTTTCCTCCCATATGTCACGATCTACATTGCTAGATGAAACCGAAACGACGTTGCCGCCTACCCTAACCCTACCATACCCTACTGGCACAGCATTGCCTTGACTAACTACATTTTCAGGGCCCCCAAAAACTAAAGAGGTCGTATTAGCAGCTTGGGGATCATCTGTCTTCATTAGCTTGGCCATAAGCATACTTAAACCAAAAGAAATAGCCATAGATATAACAGCTGATACCACAAACTCTAAGACCGCAACTAAAAGCGCACCCTTCGCACCCAGAGCAGCAACTATAGCTACCGACACGGTTGTAACCCCGCCCGCCAACAAAGGGATAATTTTAACAGATTTGTTTTTTATATTTTGAAACAAAAAAGAATCGGGATCAACTTTTTCACCGTCGACAAAAATAGCCCAATAATGACCCGTGCGGCTGTTTAAATAAGCTCTAAGCTTGTGGGTATTAGCCTCTATAGCATTAAATAGCTCAACAAAGTTGCGCACTTTCAGTTTCCACTTAGATCCAACAACTTCAGCTAAATGCCCCTCTATAGATATATTTGTCATTTGTTAGTCATTTCTAAAACTAGATGCCCCCATTTGCCGCCTCCACAACGTGCTTATAACTAGTGCTACCCGACCCTCCCCCCATTCCTTGAGAAGGGGCCAAAGGAGACCTTCTAACAATCGTTTCCCCAAATACGCCCATCTTATTTTCCTCCCATATGTCACGATCTACATTGCTAGATGAAACCGAAATGATTTTGGATCCGGTCATCAGGCGCCCATAACCCACAGGGACCACCTGCCCCTGAGCTTCTACATTTTCTGGCCCGTTAAACAAAAAACTGCTTGTGCCATCGCCCTCAATCTGCGGATCATCCATATTTAAGTACATAATAAGAGAATAAATCCCATAAACAACTAGGGCCACCCCCGCCACAACAATAACGTACGCCAACGCAAGCGCAACCTCAGCGGCCATGTACACCTCTAAAGCTACAAAAATCGCCTCGAAAATAGCAGGGATAATTACAGCTCCTCCAGCTAAAACAGGTATAAAACATAAGCTTTTTTTAATCCTCTTAAAAAAGCAACCCTGACTTTCAACAGGCGCACCATCTACCACTAACACGTAACCAGTAGAACTTCTTAAGGCTTTATGGAATAGGTTTCCAGTGTTGGCTCGCAGAGCTTTTACCGCCTCTCCAACAGTGCCTACGTGAAGACGCCAGTTTTTACCCAATATTTGACCAGCGCGACCTTCTATAGAAACAAATACCATACTCATATTATACACTTTTAAATAAAAAAATAAATCGTTTCTTTTTTATTAGGAAAATATATTCCAAACCTCCTCTCTGGGCACGAAAAAATCAAAAAAGGTATTAAAGAGCCCTCTGAAAACTCTATGTCAGCAGGGCTGGGCGTACAGCAGCTTTCAGGGTGCGAGTGAAAGCAAAAATCAATTGATTTTTCTTGAGAAATATCTAAATACTTAAGAGGGTCAATCAAAAAAGTCTGTAAAGGCTCGGGAGAAGAATTTTTAATAAAAAATAAAGAATTTTCCGCAATAATCCCACATATTTCTTTTTTATAAAAAGAAGAAATGCGCTGAATATAGCTCAAAAAGTCATCTCTAATTGGTATATCTGTAAGCTTCAATAGATGGGAACCCTCCAAAAGGAAGGTGGTCATAGTCTCCGAAACGCATTTTACAAGCATTTAAGGTTTTACTGCACTGATCCTCTACCCAGTATTCTTTTTTAAAGCGGGGGTCCTGAAACACTGTATGATTTTTAACACAAACAAAAAGCGCTACTGGCTCATCGTTAAAAGAACTAATAGATACCACATCTCCTTTAACATAACCTGTTTTTATGGTTGCGGTTGCAGCGATTGAGGTGCCTAGAGTTAGGTCTAACGCCCCTTTGATTTTAGTTCTTAACGTACCAGAAGTTCCCGTCGCAATGGTAGACCCCGTGGTAACAGTGCCTAATAGTGACTGTGTTCCAATACCCTCGTCTTGAGTTAATTTAACTGTTTGGCTGGCCCCGAAGGTAATTACCTCTCCTTTTTTAAAAGATACAGGGATTGGCTTTAGGAGAACAGCTTTGTTTATCCTCCCCGTCTCTAGGGTTGCTACATCACCTGTCAAAATACCAGTAAGAGTAGTGGCCGAAATCGAAGCTGCAGAAGTCAAAATAAACGTAGAACCACCACTAAAAGTTATAATTGCCCCTATACGTATATCTACAGAAATCGCAGATACTGCCATTGAAGTAGCGCCGTTGCTAGCCGCACCATTTGCAGTGACAGTATCAGCGTCAGTCACCTCTGCCGTCAACTCCACTGTGACGGTTTTTAAAGCAAGGGCCGCCGACTTCAATGTACCTATTTCAGACCCACCACTATCAAAGAGCGTCATGGTACGCTTAGGATTTATATCTTCCGGGATATCAACAACTGATACTTCAAGAGAGTTAGAAGACTCTGAAATGGTTACAGAAGAAACCGTTGCGCTTAAAGCGATGTCAGAGACAGTAGGATTATATTCATAAACCCAACGCATTCCGGTTAACCCAAAATCACTATCGAACCTTTTATCTCTTGCGTCTGCTACCGGCACCCCTTGTACGCGATAATCTATAACATTAAAACTACCCTCCGTCGCCCCACCCATGCTTCCGCCCACTAAGTCGCCAAAAATTTCCTGATCATTTATATCAGCATCTCTATCCAACGTAAAATGAACACCCCCTCCAAAATTAATTTTTTGACCAAACTTGACAGCAGTAGCTAACGGTTCTACCGCTATACCATTAGGATAAGAGTAGTTTGCTTCAGGATAACTCAACGAAGCCACCTCGTTATCCGGGAGCGCGGTAATGGCAAGATTACCATATACCGTAGTTGCGCTTACTGCCGCATCAGCGCTTAAAGTCAACACTCCCAGATTAACAAACACCAACTGATTTCCCGTTTTTAACGCAAGAGGGAGCGCATCTACCGTTATCCCCGGAGCACCAGTATGATCTCCTATCGAATATGTGGCGCTAGGGTTATTAATTTTAAATTTTTCAGTTCCGTGTCCCGCATTAGACACCATAATCATTTGATAAGCCTCTCTACTAGGAAAAAAATCAACAGACTGCATCTTCTCGCCTCCCCCTACACTGGGATATAAATTAGTAGTAGGCCCCGTATAGTCATCTCGAGACCCATATCGACAACCAATACCCCTATACTTCCATGGGCAATAATTAGCGACCATAATACGAGCTGGAAGCTTATAGTTCTCTACCTCTAAAGGGGAAACTAATTCAAATTCTACAAAGTATTTATTTTCAGATATCTTTCTATTAAAAATATAAACATCATCGTCAAAACGCGAACTAGCATCAGAATTACCAAAAGGGTTTACGCTTTCCGGAAAATTAACCTCATCTATAAATTTTAAAAAAATTCTTATTCTTGTGAAAATGTTTCCCACCATATCGTCTTCTTGTTTAATTAGGTCTGTAATAAGGCCGTCAGGGTTAGCTACGATTAATTTAGGACGAGGTAACGTGCCGTCACCTTTCGATTCAAAACCGCTAGCCTCAATAGGGACACAATAATACGTAACCCCGCCTAATATAATATCCTTATCAATTATTTTTCCTGCATGAAATTTTTTGATCCCCATTGTCCCCCCCACTTCCACCTCAAAGAGCTCTATTAAGGTATCAGGCAGAAGGTCGGTTAATGATTTGTTGTGTGCTTCGGTAGCCATGTTTTATGAGAATTATTATTGTTTAATTATTATCTGCCCTGCCAAGCCCGTCAAATCCGACGGCTTGTTAAACGGGGCCTCATCGGTGATGAGATAGCCCAACCGAGCAGATGCGGTCCCTGCGTTTTTATGCTCGGTGACTTCTATAGAGGTATTGCTGCTCCATGCCGTTATCAACCCTGAGCTAGTAATGCCATTAAAAGAAAAGGTCCGCCCAACCATCGCTGCCGTCCAAGAAGTGCCGACCCCTGTCACGGTCGCGCCAACTTGGTAAGCAGTTCCTGCGCTATATGGTAAATTAGCAGTGTTTGTTCTCATGTATTTGTTCAACAGGACGCCTAATACTTTTCGTCTTTCGACTCCAGTTAATTTTCTATTGAAAATAATCATCGCGGCGATTCCTCCGCGAAACCCAAAATCAACAGTAGATGTTCCTTTTCCTCGATTACCTCCAATCAAAACAGACCCAGAAGAATTAAAAGTAAAAGAGCTCCCACGGTATGTGTTTTCCTCCACTACATTGCCACTGTTACGAGCCGTCAAGCGCAATTCTCCAGCTAGAGTTTCTCCGCTCAAATTATACACCCAAGCTCGATCTGGATTCCCTCCCACTGCGGAAGGGTAACCACGATCTGCAAAAGAAAATGTTTTTCCCGCCATCCCGAGGCCCGTATTATCTGTTATTTTATAGTCCTTACGACTATAGCACTCGTTTTCGGTAAGCGTAGGTAATGAAAAATCCACCCAACCAGTTTGAAAGTCGGCATCCTTATCGTTAACGCCCACCGCTCCTGCATTTGCAGTAAAATCCCCAGTATCCTTAAACCACTTATTTGGATACATAACATAAAAAATATCAAAACCCTCCATTAATGACGACAGACGATAGTACCCAACGGTATTGTTAATTAAAGGCCCTCCTGACAACTCACCCACTAATTCAGTAATCCTATTAGGGGCGCTATAAGTAACCCCAGATGTTAATCTAAAATCAGATCCCCCCCTAAATCTAATGACCGTTCCAGCGGAAATAGAAAAATCTATAGGATGAATGCTAATTGTTACAGCCACCGCAGCAACATAAGGAGTCCCTGTATTATCTATTTGCACATCTCCCTGTGAAGCGGCATTTGCACTAGCCCCATGAAGGAACATGTATTGAATTTTGGCGTCTGTTGTAGGGGTAAAGTATATATATTTTTGATTATTGAAAAACTCAGGTTTGATAGTTACAGACTTAGACCGATTGAGAGCCGTTCCTGTCCCTACTGTTTCATCGTCTTCTTGGCTATCTTTTAGCTTGGGTTTATTGTTTGTTGTCGTTTGTGATAAATAAACATTAGGATCATTTATAGAAACCCATTTTTCAACCGTCTCATTGTCTAGAGCTTCTGTTGTTCCAGTGTTGTAGCTTTTATTACCTGCTTCAAAATACCCTACTAATCCTGATATATCCGTAATAGGTGTTATCGACGGAGTTATGGCTAAAAGCTTGTCTCGGTAATTGCTCGCTGTATAATTAATATTCGTACTTATAGCTCTAATGGCTTTTCCTGCAAGGCCGCCTACGTGCCCCCCTGTCTTATCGGTTAAAAGAAAAGGCATCTGCATTCCTTCTTTGGTAAAAGATTCCCCTGAAGACCCTCGTTCTCCATAATTTCCCCCGTCCCCTCCGTAAGATTTTTTGATATCTACCCCACCAGAAAAATTTCCTTTTCCTCTAAGTTTGTAACCACCCATGCTCGCCGCGTGCATTACAGTTTGATCTGGGGTCAGTCCAATTTGCCTGCCTCCTTGTGATACCCCAAACCCGGCTCCCCCCCCTCCAGCACCACCTTTATGGGTTCCCATGAAGCTCGCTAATCCACCCCCCGCCGGATTCCAACTTATAAAATTACCACCCCCCAATAAGCCCGACCCCCCCATGTCGGTATTACTTGAATTCCACGCGCTATAGGTAGATGGCGGAGCGCCAGCGGTCCGAACCCTCAACTGGCCCTGATTGCCGTTCTTGTTATCATGAATGATTTCAGTATACACGCTCGCTGTCCATTCGGCACCTAACAAGCCTGCGCCTGTGGTGGCTTTTGCTTTAATATTTTTATTCCTCGCCTTCTTTCCACCTTGCCCTGTTGCGGTTGCCAATGAAGACATCTTCTCTACCTTGAATCGGTCTCCGCCCCCTCCTCCACCTCCACCTGCAAAAATTTTAGCGTTATAGTCTTTGCGGATAGAGAATTTATCAATAGATGGGTCGGAGATGTAGATAGCATCCCCTCCTGCATGACCATCAGTAGACTCCGCTAGCGATTCCGTTTCAACCGTTAAAGTGAATTGATCAGCGGCACCTTTTGAGAAAATAGCATGCCCCTCGCCGTGGTGATGACCTTCTTTGCTACTAGAAGTTTGTGCGAGCTTGGTATATCCGCCGCTTCCTCCCACGCCCCCTTGCCCTATCACCGCAGAGTTCTGCTGCATAATAAGAACGGTGGGTGTTTCGGCAATTGGTTTTTGCAAATTAGTATCCGCACCAACACCGGCATCATCCACATTTACTACACCAGTCAAAAGCTGAAAGCCTGTCCGTATCGCTGGAGTCACCATGGTGACATCTATATCTTCCGGTGGCGTGGTAGTTTGGTAAAAGGAGTTATTGCCTATAGCCCCTCCTTGCCCTCCAACCTTAGCGTTTTCCTTCAAAATAAATTGTACACCAGTAAAATTATCCCCATAAGCCCCTGTATTAGCCACCTCAAGATAATTTGCAATAGTAGGGTTTTGCGGCATCACCACCATATCTAGACCATTTTCTTGGTTCACGATCCCCGCGCCTACGAGACCTTTAATAAATTCTCCGCTTAAATTAATATTAGTAGACTGATCGGGCAAAAAAACTTTAAAAGGCGGTTTATTTGTAGTTGGGATAGCGGTCCTAGTATTAGAGAATTCGGTCGAGGTACTACCTAAACCGGTAGATACCTGATTAGACACTTCTTTGACAAGACTTGGAACCCCGCTAGCGTATACATACATTGAGCCCTCAATAGCAGAGGTAACAATATTATTATTCTGAACATACTCTGACCTCATCCTATAATAATAATCTTGACCCGGAGTCATTCCTCTGTGCAGAAAATAAGGCTCTTGGTGAATACCTGTATTTTGTGGATCTGGAAAGTTTTTCTGTCCTTGAGGAATTTCAGGAGCCCCCGCTAAACTTGAAGGAACTAAAATCCCAGTATAAAGATCAGTTTGAACGTACCCAGCAGTGTTCATTATCTCCGAAGCATAAGACTGAATATATTTTCGATTAATCTCAAAGCCAGTACCACGCACCCCTTGAATATTTCGCACAGAAGTGTCGTCTGTTAAAGGGATTCCTGACACCTCACCCCAGCTATTATCTTGAGTATATTGAATAGAATAACGATTTAAATTATGGCCGGTAGCCGGATGTTCCCATGACAATAAATGCAGTGGGACCCCTGAAACATCATAATAGCCAGTTTGAATTAAAAAACGAGCTGGATGATTGGGAGTTTGCCCGTCGTTACCCCTATAAGGGTTTCTGGTATCCGGCAAATTTGCCGGAGCGTCAAAGCCCGTAATATAACCCGTAATGCCAACAGTAATTGGGCCGTCAGTGTCACGAGCGCCGTCAAAGTTAAAGCTGTTTAATGTCAGAGTTGCGCTGTAGACCCCGCTTACCTCAGGACCAGTCGTCCCTACGTCTGGACCTGAAGCAGTTACATTATCAGCAAACCCTTTAAAATAAAAAGGAATAAAGCTAGATCTTCCTGCTAACGTAATTACAGGGCTGCTTGGGTGGCCGGAAGGAAAATCAAAAACCTGATAAGGATCGTCGTAATCTATAGAGGTATGCAAACTAACATTCCCGCTGTTTGTCAAATAAAATCCCGTTCTAATGCTTTGTCCCGTTACGGTGAAAACCTTCATACCAGTATTTGATATAAAGTCTGTATTCTCAATTCTTTCTTTTGTGGACTTAGAGCCAGCGTAGCGATTTATACTAACTGGCCCGGGAGAATACGGTCCGGTCACCATACCCTCCGTTGGCCAACTCCAATAAGCTGGCAGATTTTTTAAAGGGCGATTAACCACGGTCACTAAAGATTTAAATTCATCAGATAAATTTAAATAATCAATAGGAAATTCCCGCATATTAACCGTAATATCGTTATTATCTTTAAAAATAATAGTATGACTCCAGTTTGCAGCTAAGAACACCTTGTTTGTAAAGTCGTAAGGAGCTGGTGGCGTAAACTGAAAAAGCCTGACCCCCCCATGATGCTCAAGAAAATGGACGATTGCGAGAGCCTCTTTATCTGTGCGGCCCTTGAGGTCAACCGGAAAAGCAAGTAAATTCTTGTTGATGCCTTCGTTGAACCTCATGACAAAACCATTATCTAAATTTTGCTTAGTAAACCGAGGGTTTTGAGGTATACTAATATTTTGGTTTAAATCGAAATAAAAATTATCCTTTGTCCATAAAGGGTGCTGGCCTGTTGGCGAATTATAGATTGTCCCCAAAATCCCAGTTTCTGGGGTGTAGTCAGCGTGCTTTTCTCCTGTAAAATAATACCATCCAGTTTCAGCTGGCAACAAGTCTTCTTGGTCGGCCAACGTTCTTAAAAACGTCGCATCGTGTTGAAAGTAGTTTGTGGTAACGTCCCCACGAATGCTGTCAGCGTACCCCATTCTTGTATCTTCAAATGGAATATATAAAGCCTTCCAATCTGTCGTAGATGCTGTTTCTCTAAAAAAAGTAGTGGAGACGCTGTTAACGTCTGGAGACTCATAACCTTGTGTAAAACTTTCCACAAAAAACTCACCGCTCTGATTATAGGGCGGAAAAGGCGTCCACGGAATACCGCTATAACCACCGCTAGGATGATTTCCGCGATTAAAAGAATCCTCTAATATATGTACAATAGCTTTTGTCTCTTGGTCAGTTCTTTTGTCAAAACTTGTTGAAAAGCTAGCCCGTACCGCGTTTTCGCTTTTATTTAAAACATTATAATAACCATCGCCAAACTCTGTTGTATAATTAAGCGTTTCATAATTAACTGTAGCTCCATAAGATACGTCCGCAAAAAACCCTGTGGTCCACTCTGTATCTCCCGCATATGGACGATTAGTAAGGGTGGAGGTTGCAGCGGCTCCTGTATAATAGCAATGCCCTGATTCCGCTTGGGAACACGGGTGAAGTGTAGGGGGGGTTGGGCTAGGATCTGTATAACCGCTATAGTAAACAACATCATATTTCTTATACTCGTTACCCACCTCAAAAGGAAGCACTCTTGCTATATTAGTTACTCCAGAATTAATTATCATACGATTTGTTTTCCAGTTAAATAGTCTTGAGACAAGGAAATTTCTCCTGCCATGTAACTCCCCTCGGACGCAGAAATGTTTTGAGAGTGAACTTGCCCCGTACAACCAAAACGACCCATCGCTGAAGATCCCGGCTCCGCATAAACACCATAGATATAAGCGTCTGCGACAGCTGCGTATCCAGTAGTGGTCACTACAGTTCCCAAACCCTCTCCACGCACCGTCATCTGTATTTGTACATTTTCTTTTGTGACGCGGCTAGGTAAACCGCTTCCTATAACCGTCATGGGGTTGCGCTCACACGTAACAGAATAAGAAAAGCCCAACTTATTGTTTACCCCAAAATCATCTCCAGCCAAATAAGTTTGAGCGCCATGGCTAATAGCTCGCGGATCTTCCTTTGTCCCCCTCATCACTTCGTCACTACGACCCTGTGAATCCAACACGCTAAGCTCCCCGTAAATATCCAACGAAGAACGCACTAAAATAGGAGACATCGGAGATACTGAAAACTGAAGGCTCTTGATATACCCGCTAGCAAACTCAATTCCTCCTAAATTGCCTCGCAATGGCTCACCGGTTCTTTCTACGTTTGTTAAAGGGTTAAGGAACTCATGAAGAGATCCTGTTAAATAATGACTAAAAGAAAGGGTGCCTTTTAACGGAGCGCCCGCCGCATAGCGCATAACGCTTCCCGTTATATTTTCTATCGGAGTAAGTGAGGCTTCTACGCCCAGCTCCGCACTTTCGGCCAAAATACTATGGCTTTCGATCTCAAGTAATGCTTTCTCATATTTTATGAACTTAGCCATTTGTTATGTTACGAGCCTTTAAGTTTAGCCCCATGTATAACCCATGTCCACTTAACCGCAGTTTCTGTAAGATTGGGTACCGGAACACCCGCTGTTTGAAACGTAATGTCACAACTATCCGCTGATCGATCCGTAGCTTCTCCCCACATCACCTGATTGTTAGTACCATCGTATCCGCTGGCTACTATTGTATAGTTGGGCCCTCCCGCGCCAACTGCATCCAAGTCTTTGGTAAAAGTAATAGTAATAGCGTTGCCAGCTCCAATTGTAAAAGCTTCGTCTGTGCCTACAGTTACAGGTGCGCTGACCACCACTATAGCAGGGCTAGTAAACGAAGTTATATGCCCCGCACTACCAGAACCACCCCAATCAAAAGTTCTACCAACCATCTCTACTGTGAAAGGTGTAGTGGCGCCCGCCGCAGTCACAGTCGTGCCGCTTTGTTGGGCGGTTCCAGTAACTGCTGTATATCCAGTTTTAATGGCTGCCGCAGCAACATTATATTGTCCCGTACCTAAAATCCCAGCCGGAGTCGCGGTTGGGTCGCCTAATGCCGTGCCAAAAGCGGCCGCTGTATTCTCAGCGCTGATGCCACCGTCTTGGGAAATGTAAACGGTTGTAGTTTCAAGGTCTCCTATGTTAAATGCTGCGGTTTCTGGCGTCTTCGACGACACCCCTAAATATTCAAATCCAAAATAATTATGAGATAAGTTCCAAAACTGTCCGCACATCCAACGCGCCTTGTTTGTCACTGTTTCGTTTCCAAATACCACCGCGCCCGCTGTAACACTACTCGTAGTATTTGTTATATAGATATGAGATTTACTACCATTTCCATTAGAAAAGTATGCTTGCGTAGCTGGGTTCGATTGAGTTGTTATCGCATAATTAAATGTCCCCAACGTACCGCCAATGCTAATCCTGCCATTAGCCTTAGCAATCTGTAAACAATTACTAGATGCAAGACTAGGTGCCCCCCCAATAGCAACAAATCCGCCTGAATCATCTTGAATATAAGAGCTTGTGCCACCTTCGGTAAAAAGACGAATGCGCGCGTTTTTAGCAGAAAGCCTTGAACGAACATACAAAGCATTATCCGCAGCACTACTTATTTCCAATGTCCCGGACGGGCTATTCGTACCAATCCCCACGTTACCGTCCGAAGACTGAATCATCAAAGGAGTAACAGGGTCAGAAGTATTATAAAAACAATAAAGATTTGTGTCAGCCCCTCCTCCGTACCCTCTTTGAAGGTGTAAATCATTAGCCGTTCCGCTTTTTACTCCCGGGCCGTTAGTAGCGTCAGTATGCAAATAAACATTATAAGCGGCACCTTGAACCCTTAACGAAGGTGTGGCTGATCCCACCCCGTTCCCAACGTGTAATTTACTCGTAGGGGCTGTTTGCCCTATTCCTACATTCCCGTCACCTTTTAGATGAATACCTTCTGTAGGATCTTCATAATGACGCAACGTAATCAACCCATCGTTATTGGTAATATCGTAGGTATATCTTAAAGCTAGAGACTTGTAGTCCGCTCTATCTGTACCAACTAAAATTTGTGTTATATCTCCATCACTGGTAGCTGTAGCATTGAAGAATTGAGCGATTGTCGTGTCTCCTGTGGTCCCGCGCACATCCAAACGGCTTGTGCTTGCCGGGCTAGCCCCCGGACCAATGCCAACATTTCCTCCATTATTGATAAAGATGCCATAGTTAGAACTATTAATATCCCTAATGCTTAACCCGCCGGTAGTGGCCGCAGCTATATTATCCACCTTGTGTAAATTAGCAACTGTAATGCTCTTTATTTCATTGCTCGGAGCGCCGTCAATATCAGCTATAAAAAGCATATCGCCAGCCTCCGGAGCCCCACCCATTGGTGTATAATCGCCTATTTTTCCCATTTTATAAATTCCTGTTTAAATAATCTTTAAATTCTAAGTCTACGCTTAATGTTCCGTCTATTGATGTCTTTACACTTTGAGATACTAGTTGTCCCGTCACACTGTTAAATCTGTATACTGTTTTATATCCATTATCCTGTAATGAGATTGAGTCATCATCCAATAGCTCCTTAGTCCCACCCATCTCATTTGGCCCTGTTAGAGGCTCAACAGACAGTGAGCTTTGATACATTGTCAAGCTAATTGTTTCATGGTGACCACTACGTATGGTATCCATAATATTGGCAGTTTCGTAATCGTCTACTTCAACTGTCATATTTGTTGTAACCTCTATAGGATAATTGGTAATAACCTCTGCTGGCACAAAGCCTGCGCCACCTGTTAAATCCGAAGCTGTTTTTTGACTAAGATCATAAATGGGCTCTCTGTCAATTTCATAATTTTGACTGACTTGCGTAACCCGGTTAGTACCAGATTGCCCAAACCCGCACCAAATAGAACCTTGGTTTGGAACAGGCCGCACTCTTGTGCCCATGGACCCAGCCAGTGGAGAGCTGCCAGAATAATCCAAATCCCCATGACGAATGCCGCTACCAAATCTACCAAAAGTAACAAAAGATGAATCCACAGTAGGAACGCCCCCCACCCCACAATTCACAGAATAATTAGTTAAATAGCCAGAATTAAAACCAAAAACTTTTTCATCTCCATTCCCTAAATTAGTATCATAAATTAATGTGCCTGAAAACGAACCCTCTCCAGTATAAGTTAAAACAGGATCCTTATTTAAGATAAGATCTCGTGTTAAAGAAAGCTGTCCTTGTAGTGGCCCTCCATAAACACTGCGCACAAAACCAACGCCTAGGGCATTGATTGTTGTTTCAGGCACACTGTAGCTTGCGCTCCAATCACGAATCCCAGACACCCCATACATCGCTGGGGGTGCTCCTGCAGGATCGCTCCGTAGAAAAAACTGGGACTCGTAACTTGGTACTGCGTTTTTAGACATTATACTCTCCTACCCGTTCGACTCAACACGCCACCTACACGCTGCTCCTCTGTTAAAATCTTCAAGACTTGGCTTTTTATTTTTTGGCTCAAAGCTTTTGCGTCCGCAGTGCTGGCTTCTGATGGGGCCCCTGTGTTACCTATGGCCGTTTGACTGGCACCACTACCTGCTGAAGCATTATCGCCTCCTAGGCCAATATTTATACTAATATTATTGGTACTAGTAGAGCCCCCCAAAGACGGGGCTCCTGAAGAAACAGGGACAGTGCCGCCTCCTTGGAACGATCCATAGCGACGAGCAATACTGCTTCCGATAGAACCTCCAGATTGACGACCAATAAAGCCTCCTTTTTGACGCGGCCAATCTGAAGGAGATTGGTCTTCTACAAAACCATAGTCTCCCGGCACACTTCCCTTTACGTGCCCCTCGCGCGAGAATAAAGCCCTATCGGCTCTCTTGCTACGCCATTTACCAACCCCTTTACTCAAAGCCCCCATTCCTGCACTCAAAACCGCTGACATAAGCATGCTCTTTATCATACCCTTCTTTTGTTGTTTCTTTTGGTATTTTTCCATCGCCGCCTGCTGTTTAGCGGAAGCGGCGTCGGCAAATTCATCATATTCTGGATTGCTATTCTTCAAGAAAAGACCACTAAAACGAGAGCTTGGAATGTTCTCTGAAAGACTCATCTGGTGCCCCCCGCCTTTTTGGAAACGAGGAGCCATACCAAAATTAATTGA